TATTACTGGCAATAGAACCTTTACTGGTGGTGCTGTATATAATGCAAATAATTTTCAATACAATGCAATTCAATATGATGATTTCCATTCAACATACGTTAATCTTGTACCTTTGCCTAATGTTGATATCTTCCAAGAAGCAGTGGCATCTGGTGTGCTCGAATTACCGTTCCAATTCCACTTTGATGTGGTGATAGGATAAACAATGTCCGTTCTGATTTTCGGCAATAATATGGCATCTACCACTGCTGGTAGTATTACATCAGCAAGTGTTAGTGTTAATCTTGCAGTTGGTACAGGAGCACAGTTTCCACAACCGCAACCTGGTCAACACTTCATAGCTACCTTAATTGATCAAGCAACTGGAACACAAAGAGAGATTGTTTGGGTCACTAATATTACTGCTGATACAGCAACTATTGTTCGCGCTCAAGAAGGAACTGTGGCGCAAGCATGGACCGTTGGTTCTATCTTTGCTCATTTGCATACTGCTGGCGCTATGGGTGCCATGCTGCAAAAAACAGATATTAATGATGGTTCTTTAGTTCATGTTGGAACTGATACAGGCGCTGTTAATCAAGTTGTAGCTGCTACATTTCCTCCCACTCAAGGGACAGCATATACACCTGGCGCCACATATAATATTATGATTCAACATAATAACAGTGGACCAACAACTGCATCTTTTGATGGATTACCTCCTTATCCTGTTATTAATTTGGATGGTAGCTCGTTAACTGCCAATGAGTTAATTACTGGCATTGAAATGCAATTTATTTATAATTTGAATAATTTTGTTATTCCAATTCATCCTGTGCAAAATACGGCTGGTCCTCCCGGACCTGCTGGTGCTGCCGGTCCTGCTGGACCAGCAGGTGCTGCTGGGCACGTTGGAGCGCAAGGCCCACAGGGCAATACTGGCGCCGCAGGACCACAGGGTCCACAAGGTACTCCTGGTCCACAAGGACCGCAAGGTCCATATGGCGTGTTTGCTGCTTATGGACAACCAGGTGCAGTTTACACTGTTTGTTCCAATCTAAATTATACTTGGGGATGGGGAACAGTTACTTATACTGGTACAAATATGTCAACCTACGGCGGTTCATGGTTACAGATATTGCACCTGATAATTGGTCAATATACGCAGCCAGAATCAGTAACTACTGTGGATATGTATCAAAGGGTAGCATGATGCTAACAGCAGAACAAGTTCAAGAGTTTTTGACAACTCTCCGTAATCCGAGATATTGCAATCCAGACCATACAGGTCCAATTGTATTGGACGGAACATTCAATAATGGCATAATGCAATTTTATGCTAGTGAATGGGATATGATGGAATATGGGCGTGAGGTATATAGAAAAGCAATGGATGGAGAATTTGGAGAAATTGGTCCATATGAATGGCCAGTAGAAATACCTGCTCAACATATTCGACAAAAGGTAGATGCCAAAGATCTTTTCTCTGGCGAGGATAAAGAATAATGTCAATACCTACTGCTGGACTAGCATTCATAACTCCTGCTACTCCTGGACAGCCAATTAATGCACTTGACGTAAATTTGGAGGGTGGGTATATACTCAACCCTATTGATGCGCCAGGCACGTTATACGTTGATCCCACAGGGCCAGCGTCAACTGTTGCAAATGGAACTACAACAGCTTTGCCGCCTGGTCAACCATTTTATGCTATAAATGGATCTACAATTCCAGTATCGGTAGCAAGTCAATTTGCTAATCATGCATTTGTTTGTGTGCAATGGAAATAAATAATGGCCGAAGTTAATACTTATGATTTCGGCGGTCCTGGGGCGCCACCACAACCGTGGATTGTTGGCACTAATTCAATTGCCTATAATGGAGCACTGTTAGTTCCATCTACAGTTCCTGGCGGAAATACTGGTTTAGGGACTATTAATACAAATGATTTATTTCTCAAAGGAGTTTCTATTGAAAATTATTTGAACAATAACTATTTGCCATTAGGCGGTGGTACACTATCTGGCCCGTTGTATATTCCTGGTATAGCTAATTTGCATCTTGCTGATGGATTAGCAGGACAGCTTGCAACAGCTGATGGTAGAGGAAATTTAGTTTGGTCAACATTAACAAATGTTGGATTACCAGGAGGAGGTCAAGCAGGATATGTTCTTGCAACAGATGGCAATGTTAATTTTTATTGGACTAGCAATCTCCCTGGCGGTCCTTACCTACCACTTTCTGCCGGTCCTTTCCTCCCATTAAATGGAGGAACAATAGGAGGTCCAATATCTGGACCTCTTGCAACATTCACTACTTTGAATATTAGCGGTCCTGTTGAAACTACACGTTCTATATTTGGACAAACAATAGGGAGTAATCGTTGGGAGTTACAACTTGGTGATGATGTTAATGAACCTGGAGATAATAGTGGTTCAAACTTTAAGTTAGTTTCTTATGATGATACAGGCGCTTTTTTATCAGTACCTTTAACAGTTGATAGATTAACTGGAGATGCTATATTTGATGGTAGTATAAATGTTTTAGATAATGGAGCTATTAATCTTACTTGTGCTCCTGGATTAACTAGAGATATAATTGGTCAAACCAATACTATTGATCGTTGGATTATTCAATTAGGTGATGGATCCGCCGAGACTGGAGGTAATCTAGGATCAAATTTTATTATCTCACGTTGTAATGATCTAGGACATTTTATTGATTCTCCAATATCTATTAATCGCTCAAATGCATTAGTTACTCTTTCTGGAGGTTTAGGCGCTTATGGAGCAGGAACATTTGGCGGTTCCTTATCTGCTGTAGCACTTGTCAGTATTACAGAGACTGCTCCAAATGCAAATGCCTTTGTTGGATTTTTTAACAATACAGCAACACGTATTGGCTATGTTGGATTGTTTAATGAAAACTTATATCTTAATCATGATTCTACAGGATACCGTCTTGTAATCAGTAGTAGTGGACTTGCGATAACTGGTCCTACAAATATTGCTGGTGCTTTAGTTACTACTGGTGCTCTCACTACTGGTGGTGGCGCCACCATTAATGGAAATCTGGCAGCTTCTGGATTTCTTACTACTAGTGGATATATAGCATGTAATCCAAGTGTTGCATGTTATTCTGTTGGTGGTGATTCTGGTATTTATTGCTATGATCAAGGACAAGTTCTTAGGGCAGAAATTGGTTGGCAAGCAACAACAGGGAATGCCATTTTATATAATCCAAGAAGCGGTGGATTATTGTCTATTAATCCGTCTGCTCAATTGGTATATAATGGCAACGCTTTTAAGCCAGGAGGCGGTGCTTGGTTAGATACTTCTGATATTCGTATTAAAACTTTGCATAGTGAATACAAATCTGGTCTTAAAGAAATTGCTGAACTTGTACCCAGAAATTTTAGATTTAAAGGGAATGATACTCAAACTAAAGATAGCGTTTCAGTACATGCTATGCAAGCCAAAGAAGAAACAATATTCACAGGTCTTGTTGCAGATGAAGTTATGAGAGTTATGCCAGATATGGTTAAATTTACTAGAGGATTTATTGATGGTAAAGAAGTAGATGATCTTAAAACTTTGGATACTACTTATTTGACTTATGCATTTATCAATGCTTTTAAAGAAATAGCCATTAGATTAAAGGCTCTTGAAAAGAGAGCAGGTTATAATGGTTGATATTGGCGGCGTTGATTTATTATCTGGCGGTCCTGGAGGGCCGCCACAACCTTGGACCGTAAGGGGCTATACTGCCACTTATGAAGGTTGTGTTATGGTTCCATCCGGAGTTGCTGGAGGCAACACGGGACCAGGAACTATTAACGCAAATGATATTTATATCCAAGGTACCAGACTAGAAGTTACACTTGGACATTATTTACCATTAACAGGAGGTACTCTTACTGGTCCTTTAAATATATCTGATCCTTCTCATTTAAATATAGGAGGTGGCTTATCTGGTAACGTACTTGCATCAAATGGATTAGGAGGTACATATTGGACTAATGTTCCGCCAGGCGGCCCTTTTCTAAAGCTATCTGGCGGAGTTATGACTGGGCTTTTAACTATACCAGGCATAAATCTTTTATCCATATCTGGAGGCAATTTAGGTCAAATTATTAGAACAGATGGACAAGGGAATTTAACTTGGATTAATCAAGGAGGAGGTAATTTACCACAACCTACACCTCCACAAATGGGTTTCGTATTAGCTACAGATGGCGCTACAACGCCTTATTGGACTAATGTACTACCTGGCGGTCCATTCCTAACTATCGCTAATGCTGCGTCAACTTATCTGCCTTTGGCAGGAGGCGCACTAACTGGACCTTTGACAACTAATAGTACCATTACTTTAGCTGCTGATCCTACTGCTGCGCTCCAAGTCCCTACAAAGCAGTATGTGGATAATACTACTGTCACGTTATCTGGTGATACGATGACAGGTCCATTAATTTTAAATGCTGATCCTGTAGTAGCATTGGGCGCAGTAACAAAACAATATGTTGATAATAAATCTGCTGGAAATAATCGACTTATTAATGGTGATATGTGGGTTAATCAACGTGCTGTTGCAACAGCAGTGGCAGGAGCAGCCAGCGTATACACACTTGATAGATGGCTATGTGCTGCTTCTGTAGCTAGTAAAGGTTCATGGAGTCAAAATGACAATGGTATAGGTGCTGTACCATTTAAATATAGTTTAGGTTTTGTATCATCTTCAGCTTATGTTTCATTAGCTTCTGATTATTTTGAATTTATGCAATATATTGAAGCAGATATGATTACTGATTTTATGTGGGGAAGTGCTGCCGCGCAACCAATTACATTATCATTTTATATGTATTCTAATCAATCTGGTACATTTACTGGTTCTATACGTAATGCTGCTTCCACTCGCTCTTATGTATTTTCTTGGCCATTTGTAACTACTGGAGGTTGGCAAAGAATTGTTATTAATATACCAGGAGATGCTGTTGGCACTTGGGTAATGGCAGGTAATGCAGCTTCATTTAATTTAACCTTTTGTCTTGGTGCTGGATCTACATACCTTACTGCTTTTACTGGTACATGGATAGCTGGAAATTTTTTGGGTGTAATAGGTTCTGTTAATATTCCTTCAATTAATGCAGCAAACTTTTATGTAACTGGTGTTAAAATTGAAAAAGGAAATGTAGCTTCTCCATATCATAGTGAAACATTAGATAAGAAATTAGCTGATTGTCAACGGTATTTTCAAACATATTCTAATGTTTTAATTGGTGGATATCAAGCTGCTGGTGGTCTTGTGTACATTCCTACAATGTTTCCAGTTCAAATGCGTGCTAATCCAACTGTGGCATATGGTACGATTAACTATTCTAATGCTTCAGCATTGACTGCTGGACTTATTTCTGCTACTTTGATTCGTTGGCAAGTAGCTATTACAGCAGCAGGATATGGATATGGACAAGCACCTCTTACATTGACTGCGGAGTTGTAAATGTCATATACATATACAGCGCATCCGAATCAAGTAGAACGTGACGAAGATAAAGCTATTATCCCAGAAGATATGGGAAATATAGATTGGGTTGCATATCAAGATTGGCTTGCAGAAGGAAATGTGACAAATCCATATGTTCCTCCTCCACCAACTAGACAACAAGAAATTGATGCATATATGGCACAAGGTCTTACAATCAATGCTACGAATAGCACAATGGGTTCAGGTAGATTTGGAGTAGTTCCTCCATATAGTGATATAGTCAATTCTAACGCAACTTATTTTAATTCCAATACTAATTTTCCTGGCGGTTTACCTTATGCTGAAATTGTTGATTTAGATGGTACATATCATAGCATACCTGGTAGCAAACACAATACTGATTGGGCTAGATTTGTTGCTGATATTGGTACTTTTGTTCATCAATGTCATCTTTATGCAGCAGGTTTTGTTGATGTACTTCCACCCAATGTTGTAGACTTATAATGTCAGAAGTCCTTACACAAGACTTAATGGGTGGCGGTCCTGGTACGCCACCACAACCTTGGACTGTTGTAGGAGGAACAGTCCAATATGATGGAGCAGTATTAGTTCCATCTAATGTAGAAGGTGGATTTATTGAAGAAGGATCTATTAATGCCAATAATTATTATATAAAAGGTATAAAAGTTGATAATCCAATTAACAAATATTTGTTGCTTTCTGGAGGTACATTAACAGGTCCATTAAATATATCTGGACCGAGTGCTCTCATTATCCCTGGTGGCGCCCCAGGATATATGTTGGTCACTAATGGATCTGGAGGTCTAAGTTGGTCAGCTAATCCTACAGGTGGACCATATTTAAAGCTATCAGGAGGAACTTTATCTGGTAAATTAATTCTAGCTAATCCAACATTGTTCGGTTTGGGTGGTGGCGCAGCAGGTCAAAATCTTGCTACAGATGGTGCTGGTAATCTATATTGGATGACACCTACTGGCTTTGCTTTCTTTGATGCGCCCAGCGACAGTACCACTTATGCTAGAAATAATGCAAATTGGGTACATCTAAAGCGTACAGATATTTCAGATTGGACGAGTGGTGCTGCTGCGAATATTGGCGCCGCTCCTCCAGCTACTCCTTTAAATGGTAATTTGTGGTGGGATTCTGTTGGGGCGCAACTTTATATTAGCTATAATGATGGTACTTCAACGCAATGGGTAATTGCGAATAATACTCAAGGTCTTGTAGATGCGCCCACAGATGGAGCGTTTTATGGACGCTCAAATGCTTTGTGGGCAAAGGGATTACCGCTAACTGGTGGAACATTAACTGGAATACTTACACTAGCTTCTGATCCAAGTAATCCTTTGGATGCTGCTACAAAGAATTATGCTGATACTAGAAATATTAATCCAAATAAAATTATAAATGGAGATATGAGGATTAATCAACGTGGACTTGCTAGTGGAACAGCAACTGGATATACTATTGATAGATGGCAATTTGCCGCAACTCTAGCAACCAAAGGTACTTGGTCACAAGCAACTGCTGGAGCAGGACTTTGGCCTTTTGGATTTTCTTATTATTTAAATTTTACTTCTAATTCAGCTTATGCGCCTGTTGCTGGTGATTATTTTACTTTTTATCAAGCAATAGAAGCTGATTTTATTACAGATACTGCCTGGGGAACACCAAACGCACAACCAGTTACAGTAACATTTGTATGTCAAGCTAGTATAGCTGGAATATATAGTGGTTGTATTCGTAATAGTGTTTCTGCCACTTATAGAGCATATCCATTTACTTTTAATATTCCATCCGCTGGTACATGGATAAAAATTTCTGTTACAATTCCAGGAGATACTGTAGGTCCGTGGACAATAAATGGTAATACTGCTGGAATGTATTTGTGGTTTTGTTTTGGTGGATTAGGAGCACTTCTTGGTCCGCCAGGCGTATGGGCATCTGCGAATTATGTTGGCGCAACAGGGACAACCAATACTGTAGGAACTAATGGCGCAAACTTTATTTTTACTGGTGTTAAATTAGAAGTTGGTCCAGTTGCTACACCTTATGTTTTTGAATCATTAACTAAGAGACAAGCAGATTGTGATAGATATTTTCAAACATATGTTAATCATATGAATTGGAATTATGGCGGTGCTGGTGCTGCTACATATAGTTCATGGACATTACGTACAATAATGAACAAAGCTCCAACTGCGGTTTTTTCAGCTATAAGCTATAGTAATGCTGGCACTCTTACTTTATGGACTAGTAATCCAACAATGTTTGGAGTTTCATCTGTGCTTACAGCAGCAGGTGCTGGTTTTGCTTATTTCACTGTTGCTTTGAATGCTGAAATATGATTAATTTTCCAGACAATCCTACTGTAGGCCAGACTTTTACAGCTGGTGGTCTTACTTGGCAGTGGGATGGCACTAAATGGATAATGATTACTGCACCTGGAGGAACCTATGTACCGCTTGCTGGCGGTATTATGACAGGGCCTTTGGTGCTTTCCGGTGATCCAACACTATTATTGGGCGCGGCTACAAAGCAATATGTTGATAGTATTATAAAAGTTGGTAGTATGATGATGTGGTGTACTATGACACCACCTCCTAATTGGTTGCTATGTGATGGAACAATTTATCTCAATACAGCCATACCTATATTGGCTCCTGTATTAGGCAATAGATATGGAGGAGTTACTGGAACATCTAATGCTGTTCCTAATATGGTTGCAAAATTTATTCTTGGTGCAGGTGGTGCATACTCATTAAATGCAACAGGAGGTGAAGTAAATCATACTTTAACTACGGCTGAAATGCCTGTTCATGCACATACATTAACTGATCCTACACATAATCATGGACATACAGATCCTGGACATAATCATGGTCATAGCGACCCTGGACATAATCACGGCCATACTGATCCTGGTCATGCACATAGTATTGCTGATCCAGGACACGTACATAGTACTGGGCAACAATATCTTAATCCAACTGGTGGATCGAATGTTGCTGGCGGTCCCCCGTGGGGTTTCCCAGGTGCTATAAATGTTGCCGCAGCAGGAACTGGTATAGGAATTTATGCTGTTGGTACAGGTATGGTAAATGTTGCAGCAGGAACTGGTATGGCAAATGTTGCAGCAGTAACTAGTATGGTAAATGTTGCAGCAGGAACTGGTATAACAATGGCAAATGCAGGTTCTGGTAGCCCGCATAATAATATGCCACCATATATAGCGATCCCTATCATCATGAGGTATCAATGATGGCAAAGGTTATATTACCAGAAAAGCCAGTTTTTAATTATACATATAGAATAGATGGAAGAGGAATCATTGTCCGTAATGAGGACAATGCATTGATTCCTAAAGATCCAAAAAATGTTGCATATCAAATATATCTTGATTGGTATGCAGAAGGCAATAGGCCAATAATTGAAGATCCAATTGTGGAAGATGATATGATTCGTCCATTTGGAGTAAACCTAGAAAGAATAGAAAGAGGACTAAAAGATGAATATGCCCCTAAGAAATGAACCTGTAATGGTTCCTGATATTCTCCTCACAGGAGAAGCTGTGAGCAACATTCTAATGGCACTTAATAATGCCATTGTATTCGTAAAGGCACAAGATGGATCAATGCGTCCGTTTGTTGATCCTCAACCTATCAACAATGTTATACAAGCAGCAATTCAAACTGCTCTAAAGCCACCTGGAGGTTAATATGTCAATAGGCACACTCCTAGTCATTATCCTAATTATAATATTGATAGGAGGTGTAGGTGGTCCTTGGATAGGAAGACCTCAATATTACGGCTATGGCTATGGACATAGCGGCATTGGGATAGTAGGCGTTATTCTAATCATAGTGCTTATTCTGGCATTAACTGGGCGCTTCTAATGGATAATACCCTCACATGGTTCATTGTTGTGATGCTACACGGAGCCAACTGTCCCGGTAAATGTGAGCCTACGCCTGCTGTTACTATTCAAATGCCATCCCAAGAAATCTGTGTGCAGGTCAAAATTATCAATTCTGATCTCCCACTAGAATGTTGGGCCAAATCTAAATGAAGGCAACTGCTATGTCAATAGGTCTCTTGTTTTGGATCATCATGATCATAGGTTTCATCTTTTATGGATTTGTAACCTGGAGACCCATTGCTGGCAATCCCTATTTTAATGCAGCGCCAAATTATATTATTTGGATACTACTGTTTCTACTAGGCTGGGGCGTGTTCGGTCCTCCAATCCACGGGTGAGCAAATGACTAATTTAACACCCAACTTCACTGTAGAAGAATTCACGACAAGTGAGACTGCTGCGCGCAAGGGCATTAACAATGTCCCACATCATAATAGTCAAGAACATAAAAATATGATACGTACTGCTGAACTTATGGAGAAGGTGCGCTCCATTCTTGGTGACAAACCAATTTTGATTAGTTCTGGTTATCGTAGTCCATCAGTTAACGCTGCTGTTGGTGGCAGTAAAAATAGTGCTCATATGAGTGCTTTAGCAGTCGATTTCATCTGCCCTAGTTTTGGAACACCTCTTGCCATCTGCAAAACGCTAGAATTGTATATGAAGGATCTTGGTATCGACCAGTTAATACATGAATATGGTACATGGGTACATTTGGGTCTACGCGATCCACCACGTCACCAAACTTTAACTATTGATAACAAAGGTACGCGTAACGGATTCACCTGAGGAGGGGTAATTGGGAATTACTGAAGAGGCTGGGAAAGTTGGAGTGTCTGCCGTCACAGCTATGGCAAGCACTCCTTTGGCAATTGCCTTGTTAATTGTCAATGTAGGTTTTTTGGGTTTTGCAGGATATGTTTTGGGCGAAGTTGCAGCCAACGCATCTGAGCGCAACAAAACTCAAATGGATCTAATCGCACAATTAGTTGGCGATATTAGAGATTGTCGGCAAGGACCAAAACCTACAACTTGGCATAGTCCTAGTAGTGTTGTGGAACAACCTATAGATTATTTACCAAGTCCTTTGGATATGACAAAATGAACGAACATTTATCAGATTATATAATGATCACAGAACCTCTAATGACAAAGAATGTTTTGGATGAAATTTTATCCGACTTAAATGAAGTTGAGTGGCGCGTCCCAGATGCGATGTATGGTTATGATCGTACTTGTACGACATTCCCAGTATCATCAGCTGTTATAGGAAATTATCCAATACCAGCAGGTAAATTAGATAATGTCAAAAAAATTGACAATACATTATTGAGGGTAGTACATAAGGCATTACGAATTTATCAAGGAAGGTTTCCTGATATTCATACTCATTCTGATTCTGGTTTTGATATACTACGTTATGATATTGGGCAGTATGTTGGTTCTCACATAGATGATCATGCTCCTAGAGTATTATCCATGTCAATCGGTCTTAATGATGACTATACAGGAGGAGAGTTTAGATTTTGGAGAAATGATGATCATATCATCAAAGTACCGTCTGGCTGTGCCATAATGTTCCCGCCAAACTTCATGTATCCGCATGAAGTTTTACCAATAAAATCTGGTGTTCGATATTCAATGCTTACTTGGTTTGTATAACCATATAATAGAGGCGTAATGAGTGACGAAGATAAACGTACAATTGCGATCGTTACCATTATTGCCGTAGTTGGCGTATTTGGTTTATTATATATGTTATTGGGAATAGGGTTTTATGCTGAATATGAATGTGTTCAATTTTATATTATGAAACAAGATAAAATACCACCAGTTTGTTCTAGTGGAGATTTTAGTAAAACATTGCTGGAATTTGCAGGTCTTATGATTGGCGTATTAGCAGCCATTAAAGTCTTTATGGGAAATATGTAGAAGGGGGCTTTTGGCCCCCTTCCTTTTAGTGGCGCCTCAGAACGCTACGTTGAGACGATCCTTGCGCGAACGCTTGATACCAAAGAACGCCATAAGACCGAAGCCGAGTCCAAGCATTGCCCAAGTCGAGGGCTCAGGAATCGCCGCAGTCTCCATGCTCTCGTTGAACCCCGTGATGGAGGCGCCACCACGAAGACCAAGAGTAGCCGCTTCCGTCATGCTAAACGCACCATCCGCCGAGAATGGCGAAAGGTTCGTACCAGCGAACGAGAACGGGTTGGTAGTCGGCGAGCCGCTGTCCTGAAACAGCGTCGTGCCAGGCGTGCTGAGTCCGATTCCAGCCGGTTGGCCGTTGGCAGAATCAGCAAAGAAGCCAAGCGTCGAAGGCCCTGACCCAAGTGCATCGTTGAAGGTCAATGACGCGCTCTCGCGGATGCCATTAACTGGGCCGACGAAGTTGGTATCGCCAACCACGATTCTCAGCGCACCCGTGCTTGGACCGCTGTTCGAGATCAGCGAAGTTGAGAACTGGAGATTGTCCTCACCCGCGCCGCTAACGCTTGCTGCCACAGTACCGATAATGTGGAACGCACCGACCGTGGTGTTCAAGATGATGATGTTGTTCGACGGGCCAGCAAGATCGCAGGCCTGACCATCAGCACAAGTAACCACAGTCGAGCCGTCACTGAAGGCGATTTGCAACGTCGCCTGGGCGGGTTGCGCCCCAAAGAGAGCGGCGGCTGCCACCCCCATAAGCAGATACTTATTCATTCAGTTCTCCTTAGTTTCCAGATCTGGACGCAGGAACGCTACGCATAGCTGGAGAGCACATACTCACCCTCCATCTATTCAGGAAACATTACGGAATGTTAATCTTAGCACCGCAATGCAACAAAAGCAAGACAGTTTATGTACTAATTTAATATGTGAAAATCATTCGCCTTTGTAAAACATTATGAACAATCCACGTATGATAAAATATGAACCCGGTAAAAACAAGACTAACCATCCAATTTGGCTTCCTGTTAAATTCCATAACAAAATTGACAATAGGAGAATAAATATTCCAAGAAAGATTGCGCTGACACTTTTTCTCATCTTAGTGGCGCCACATGCAGGATTGTCTCACAGCACGTCTTACAATCAGACGTCTTTCTAATAGAGAAACTGAGTGTCTCGCCTGGGCAGCTCAAGGTAAAACCTATTCAGAAATTGCCTTATTGACAGGCACATCATTTGGGACAGTTAAAACGAATCTTGATTCGGCACGTTTTAAACTGTGTGCAGTCAACGTAACTCATGCTGTAGCTTTAGCCATTACTTACGGTAAGCTTTTTATGACTGAAGATGCTATAGAAACTCGTCAAAGAAATGCTGAACGGTATTATGGCGAAATGGGTACTGTTAGGTAGTTTTGGCTTTCTCCCTATTTCTTTGGTTAGTATTTGCAGATCGACATTTTGGTGAACAAAACTTTTGTCTCTCTTGATACCAATGATATGTTTTACCGCACCAATTACATTTTCTTTCTCTTTTGGCAGATTTTAATTTTCCGAAATTATCACCATGTATCTGTGATTGAGAATCGCAAACTGGAGAGCAATAACCACCTAAAAGGTTATGTGAATATATGCCACAATATTGGCATTTTCCAGTATCCAACCCTGCCATATATCACCTTCTATTTTGTGGTTTTCAGAAAAAACCTAATCGTTTCTAGGGGGTTATGCACATAGCCGGCACAAACGATTAGGCCGCCCTTGCCCCGCGCTAGGCCGCCTAAAACGGGTCCCAGAGCCGACCACCCTCCGATCCGCGGCACCCTAGCCCTCCCCTCTTGGTTTTCGCCAAAAGTACGCTGGCTTAGAAACTGACTTAAAGATTTCCCATTCTTCTTCATTCTCATCGCTCTTAGCGATAAGCTGATTGATAGTGTGAAGAACTGACTGACGCGCATTTCTGGGCGCTTCCCCAGGCGCGTAAACTCTGCCCATAATTTCGAGCGTGTTGATGTGACTTCCATCTACAGGAATGGATTCTAAAATTCTCTGCTCTAACGGAGAATATCTGACTTTTACTTTCATCATATCCTTATACCTGATAGAGAAAGGGCGCTCCTAAGAGCGCCCTTGTTTGGTTACTCAGCAGCGATGTCCTCTTCACCACCGCCTTGGTACTCGATCTTGACAGGAACAAAGTTGAAGACAGTATCTTCACCCTTGCTCTTGACGGTAATCCGCCAAGGCTGCTCGTGTTTGGAGAGCAGATAGTTGTCGAAGTTGGCAGCCGAAACTACCTTCTTGTTGTCAAGATCGGTTTCGTCTGGATCGGTGCCGAGCTTTTCCACAATCGCTGAGGCTGCGATTGGACCATTGCTGTCGATGATAAGGGCCGCGACCTTGGCGCGACGGCTAACTGCGGTCGTACCAATTTCGTTGAGAATTTCAGCTGCGTGCGTAGTGCAGCCGAGCGCTTCAACGATCTTATCAACTTTGTTGACATCTGCTTTCTTCGCCTTGGGTTCGCCGGTTTCCGTGGTTGCCTTACGACCGCGAGTGGGAAGAACGAAAGTTCCCGCCCTGATTGCTTCAAGCTTGGCTTGCGCATCATCAGCGATCTTCTTGATCTTCTCCTCATCTGACAGCTTCGGAGACTTGGGCTTCTTCTCTTTGACGGTTTCTTGGAGCCGCGTCTCATCCGCGGTCTTGAGGACTTCTACGTGGGAAGGTGGCGTCCCGTCCTTCTTGATGGGCTTACCGCTTTCGCCGCCAGCGAACTCCCAAATCCGAACAAGAGCCTTTTCTTGGTTTTCGTCGTTGACGTCAATTTCGCCAATAACGGCATTTCCTACCGCCTTGGAAAGAGCCTTGGCGTCGATCTTGGCTCCCTTTTCCGTATAGTGTTCGTGCGCCACAGTTTTGTCAGCAACTGTGTAGCGTACCTGAAAAATTTTGCTCATTATGCTCTCCTTGAGGATTGGGACCTTCCCGCACCTGGGAGAGAATATAGCACATTGCGACGAAAAGCGCAAGCGAAAATTTGCTTTTTAATATACTTGATCATAGTGTAGTTATCAATCCTCGATAAGTTGTCTAATGTCATCTAATGCAAATTGCGCTAAATCTTTCTTGGCTTTTAAATTATCAGCAATTCCTTTATCCACAGTCTTATCCGCAACTATATCCCAAATAGTCAATGCCCCTCTCATACCCATCCTATGTACTCGATCTTCTGATTGAAGTCTATGAATTAAATTATACGAGTTATTATAGTATATCATATTCTGGCAACCTGATTCTTGCAGATTGCCTCCAATACCTTTGGCTTGATTGGATAACAAGATCTTTTTCTTACCAGATTTAAATTGATCTGATTGCTCCATCAACACTATATCGTCACCATAATCTTTATGGAATGTATGTCTAATGCATTTGATATCTGGGATGAAACGCGCCCAAATAATAACTTGTCCCTCAATTTGTTGTACCATATCTAGTGCGATTTTGGCACGTTCGTAAGAGAAGATTTCATACACTCTCTTACTTGCAGTCTCATTCTCATCATCGTCGGGTAAGAATCCAGAGCAGATCTGCTGGAGGCGCACCATTGCGGCCAAAGCATTCTTGGGCGCGACTACATTTCCTGACTTCAATTCTGTCATAAACGCGTGTTTGATATTCTCGTAATGCCAACGAGTTTCATTACCTAGCATGTATACACGTTTGGCATAAATCTTATCAGGTAAATCGAGACATTCTTTCTTGGTTTTTCTAAAGCTATGTGGCGCAATGATACTATAGAACTCTTCAACATTCTTGCTGCCAACAACTTCTTGACCTGTATATCCACCAAGTTCGCAGAAGTGCGCTTTAAATGGAGTAACATAGTTATATCCAATAATCTTAGGATCAAGAAACATAAATTGACACCAAATATTAAGTAAGCTAGTGGCAATAGGAGTGCCTGTCAATATCCTGCGATACTCAACTAGTCTTCCAAAATCTATTGTCTCTTGAGTTCTACCAGAAGTATAATTGCCTATCTGATGAGATTCGTCAATAATCATCATCAACTTAGATTTTTGGGTAATATTCTCATATACTCTTGCGCCTTTTTTGGTATACCTTATATCAAATTTAGCTCCAAATAAACGCATGAATTGCGTTATTGCAAACCATCCATCTTTAGTATTAACTGAATCTATATTTAAGGCAAAGATATTGAGCTTGCCAGGTTGCTTTAATTCTGAAGACTCATAAGAATTTCCAGCATGCCATAATGTCATATTTAAAGGGATAGATGGATCTATATGTTTTGGAATTTCCTCTATTATCCATTGCTTGTGTACGCCTTTGGGTGCTAAAACTATAGCAGCTTCAATTTTCTTTTCCATAAATAGAATACAAAAATTGGCAATAGCCATTGCCGTCTTGCCTAATCCCATCTCTAAGAACCAAGCAAATGCTTTGCGATACGTACTGAGATTAAGACCTTCTATTTGATGATCTTTAAGCTCGAACTTAGGATGATAATTAAATTTGATAGGTTTAATATCATCCATCATTTCCTTAATTTCTTGAATCTCATCTAACTGCTTTATCTCAGCAGCAGCATCTTCCCATTCTATTTCAAATCCGCTTTCTCTCAAAACCTTAACATTCCAATTAGACATATCGTATCTAATGGATTTAGATGAATAACGTATTTTTGGTCCATTTAGGCGTGACAATATCTTAAGGAACTCAAGCGGAAATGGTCCGTGAATCATTAGATAGTTTGATTCTGTAATGACTCTTATCATGCGAATAAATCCGGTCCTTTCATCTTAGGTGGAGGTGGCGCGTCAAGAACGGACATCTTACCAAGAAAGATGATTCTAGTTATTAGAATCATTCTGAATCCTCTTGGAATTCTTCCCTTGATAGCATAAAGACTATCACCTGGAACTCCTGTTTCTTCCATAAAAGGTTTACATTCTTCATAATCATACCTATCAATTTTGCATAGTATCTCATCTGTGTCGTCATGCACAAACAGATTTAAACTCCAAGATGGACCTTCTATTCTACGTCCATCCCTCTTTGCTAATGAGTGCAAATCATTCTCATCCCGAGGCTGTATTTTCTTGACTAATCCGAATATTGAATGTATTCCATCTAAGCCTGCATACAGATCAATTATAGGCTCTGGCTTTGTAACGATATTCAAAGCTTTCAAATCTACTTTCTTGATTATATCAGCTATCGGAGTTAATGAATCTATCTTAGTTGATGCTGTTTCTAGCTTTGCCATAATGGCAGCAGTTAATGGGGCGCTACCAGGTTTGCGTGATTCCAATATCTTACGCACCGTAACTGGACCGACACCTTTGATATTCGTAAGAGGACCAACAAGGATTTTCTTGCCATCCTCTACTTTAATATTCCATCTGTCTGTAGATGCTTGAATATCTAATGGCTTATATTTGATACCTTCCATATCTAGTTCTCGAAGCAATCTGAGTTGCTTCATAGGCTCGTACTCATTATCTAATGTGGCTGCCGCAAACTCTACAGGATGATATGCTTTAAGCCAGCAACACCAATATGTTATAAGTGAATAGCTAAGTGCATGGCTAAGATTAAACGACCAAGCACCCATTTGAATTAGTTCTGCCCAAATAGTATCTGCCGTCTTTTGATCTAATCCATTCTCAAGCGCACCCTTCATAAAAGGTTCGCCCAAAGTTTTCATTTCTTCTACGCCTAATGATTTAGACATAGCCTTTCTGATCTTAGTAACACCACGAAAATCCATCTTGCCTACGTCTCGACAAATGGACATAACTTGTTCTTGATAAACTACTTCGCCATATGTTACTTCCAAATATGGAATTAGCATCGGGTGATGATATGTAGCTGGCTCTGTACCCATTCTTTTACGTGTCCAACGGACTGCTCCACCAGCAGCAACTGGACCTGGGCGCGACAAAGAAGTGATTGCTACAAGATCACCTAATCTATCCGTATGAATAGATTGAAACAAAATCTGCAAGCTCTTTCCATTAGCCTGGAAGATACCAGAGAATTGTTTCTTGTTGAGTACGTCGAACGCTTTCTGATCGTCTAATGGGAGCGCCTCAAGAAAACCGTTTCTTGGTTCCTCACCTATTAACTCAAGAGCGCGCTCAAAAACGGATAGTTGAGATAAGCCCAATATATCAATTTTAAGGATGTTGAGAATTTCTGCATCATATTTGTCTGCCATGATTGCACCAGTCCTGCCATCAATAGCAACATAGTCCAATACTTCACCAGAGGTAATAGCGATACCGGCTGCATGCTGACCAGCATTAGTTGCGTGATCTTCTGCTTCAAATACGGCGGATATTTCTGGATACTCATCTAAAAGTTTCCTTCCGATTTCTGTATCTGAGAAGGTTTCCTCGAATGATTGTAGCGCCCGAGAATCTTTTGATGATCGCTCGATAAGTGTGTCAGCTACCTTATCGCATAGCCACTTTGGTATACCCAAAGTTTTACCGGCAGTATTGATGATACTTCTAGGCTTATAACTCATTACTGAGCCCAGCCGTGCCACATGATTGAATCCATACTTCTGCCTGATATAATCAAAAACAATGTGACGCTTGACATCGCTGAAATCGAGATCAATATCAGGTAAATCAGCGCGCGTGATATCGATGAATCTCTCAAAAAGGAGTCCAAATTTAATAGGGTTAACATTTGTAATACCAGTAAGATAACAGAGCAAAGAACCAGATGAAGATCCACGGCCCGGTCCTACTATCATGTGTTCTTTGGCATAACTAACCAAATCTGCAACGATATAAAAGTAGTCTTGGAAATTCTTTTCAGTAATGAGTTTCAATTCACGCTCTAATCGCTCAGCATATACTGGATCATTTAGATCTATACCAAGTTTTGCTGCGCCCTCCTCACACATATCTCTGAGTGAGTAATTATGTGCTGGTCTAAAAATATCAGCTTTAAGCAATTTGGCATTGCATATATCCATTGCAAAGTCTCTGTTGACTATCGCACATTGCGCGTCAATATCAGATACTGCATATGGTAGCGCAGCTCGCCATTCATTATCGTCTAGTATGTATTGTGGGTGTATAGATGATTCGGCATTATTTCCTATTAACGTATGATATGGAAGTTTGTCATCTGGATATGTAAAAACATTATCTGATGTAGCTATAAATTGAAATCCTTTGGCTTTTGCTTCACGAAATAAACCTATGGGAATGGATGGCGACAAGGCAATAAAAAAATACTCATGAGGATACACTTCGGACAGAAGCAATTTGTTATCAGCAATTTTGATTACATCAGTTGCAAGAATAGCTTCTTCATAAGAGAGAACTGGATAATAACCTGATTTAGATGTTGCATTCAACACTAATTCGTTAATGGTGCGGAGCTTGCTTGTGGCGAAAAAGGTCCAGTAAGATACCGGAGGTTTCTTCTGGCCTAGAATTGGGGTCACTCCAAGCTCTACACCAAACACTGGTTTAACTTTAACTTCATCACATAGTTTTTCCCAATCTGTAAAACCAAATGTGCTCAAACGATCTGAGATGGGCGCGGCTAGCCAGTTGAGTTGAAGCACCCGATTATGAACATCCTCAATCTTTCCGTATGCGTGACGGAAACTATATTCAGATTTGATGCGCATTATATTCCAAGTCCCCTTTCTACGAAGGTATGATCTATTGGGCCTAGACCATGTCTCTTTCTTATCCAATTACCAATATTTAATTTATTAGAATCATCTGTGCCGTATGTTGGCCTATCTCCATCATACCATTCTATAAAACATTCTTTGCAAATTCTATTGTCACCGTGCCACATTGATCCTCTAACATAATCAACTTCTCTTTCACAACAATCACATATTTTACTTTCCAAGACCTGCTCCTTTTCGTTTGCAAATTTCCATCATTAAATACATTAACGCATGAGTTGGATCAGGTATTAATCCATGAGGATTAAACATACCAAAAGCAACACGACATGCTACTGACATACGCTCATTATTCCCGCCACGTCTTTCGTTATAATTTTTCATTGAATGTTCAAGCATATCAAGTGCTTCTTTCCAATTTTCTGGAACTTCTACCTCACGTCTATTGTGTTTTGATATATGATATTTTACATACTTCATAGCAAGCCTCGTTTGAATAACTCAACAGCACATCTTACCGTTGCAGCAACATCAACATCTGCTCTATGTGAATCTTCAAACGCAGTACCAAACAACTCTATATGTAGATTTTTTAATGAAAGTCTATACCCTTTCAAATGAATAGTATTGGCTACCAAATCTATTGTTGGAGGCCATCTAGGCGGTGGCGTATTATATCTTCTACATTCAAGTTCTATCATATCCATATCGAAGCGCAAATTCTGCCCAATTAATAAGTTAGATGATCTTAGTATTGGAATAAGAAATGGCAATTCTAGTTCAATAGATTGAAAGTCTTTTACATAATCGTTAGTAAATCCTGTGATTTTGGTTATTTCTTCAGATATAGGTCTAGTTGGTTTGAAAACCCTATAATATAAATCTTGCATTTCACCCGTATCTGATTCAAAAGACTGGATGGCAATTGAGATGATTTCTGGTTGCGCATCCAGTTTGCGTGCTGGGTTGATGATTAACCCTGTAGTTTCAGTATCGAATACTGTAGCTTTCATTTGTCGAGTTTAAAAACCTCTTGTATTGGTCTCTGATTTTCATCATGTAACCTCCTTGGTCTAGGAGGAGGCTCTACCATAAATTGTCTCATCATCCAAGAATGTAGGGTTGCATTTTCATTATCTGCTCGCTCTAGCCATTCGTTAGTAATTACTGCTGGTGCGCGACCGTATGTTGATTTTTTCTTTTTCATCCTTTCTAATTCATCTACAGTTTGCTTGAACGACATTGTTTTGATATCAAGAATAAGCTGTGCTCTCTTTACCTCGTTTTCATTTGCCATAGCTGCTACTCCTTTGGATCGAACACTGCCAAACGCAACGCATACCCTGCCAAATCCAATAAACTATCAAAATCTCCTTTCTTTGAATATCTACTGAGTTTATCTATTATATAAATTAAGAATTTCATTCTGACTGCTGCCTCAAATGAGTTAACATGTATTCCTTCTGGAAACAGAATCATTAATATTTGAGCAGTTTTATGTTCATTGCTACCATACTCCTTCTCACGCTCTTTCATAATTTCTATTAATTGATTAGCTAACTCTATGGCACGCTCTGTTTCTGTTGTCATGCAAACAAATCCTTTGGTCTTATGTTACGGATTTGCAGAGTTGGTATTCCTAATTTATAAAATTCAAGAATTGATTCTTCATTATCGTCAACAATAAAATGTATTTGATAAAATCTATCCTTAAAATGTTCTTTGATTAATCTAAGTTTCAATTCGCTGTTCTTGGTATAATCCTCGTCTGGGCGCATCAAGATTGTATTTATATCAATCCTATTTCGTACTAACCAACTAACAGTTAGTGTTCTGAACTTTTCTGGTCTCCCAGTAAATCCTACAATCTCGTAATTCATAGCAGAAAGAGAATTGATTAAATTAGCTACGTTCTTAAATGGTTTGTCATATTTTCCGTTTTCGTAGTACTCATCCCAAGGCACAGTACCGATCATGCTGTCTCTCCAAAAGGAGTCAGCTACAGTATGATCAATATCTATAACTACAATCATTGATTTATTAGGCCGTCCTCGTCAATCCAACCTGTATCCCAGGCTTGTTCATAAGTGAATTTTTTCTTGGTATAAGGATTGGTAAATCTACTCTCACCTTTCTGTCGCGCCACCTTTCCTTGCTGATAACACATTGATACATCTAAGGCGATTTCTTCTGCCCAACTAAGTTTGAGTTCCATTATAGTTCATTCGCTCCTATAATATCCAATTTCTTTACTATGTCAGTTTTTTCTTCAGATGTAAGTTTCTTGTTTTCATAGATCATGTTCTGTAGATCTATTCTGGCTTTGAATGCATCATTCTTATAAAAAAGATAGAACCAAGGATATACTTTCTCAACCTCTATTACCATAGCATCCATTACGTTTCTATACTCATCTTGTACACGTCTGCTGACACGTTTCCTTGTCATATTAACAAAGTTACGCATATTGATAGACATATTGATATTTGTTAGAATATTTGTTGGCAAGACACCTCGCGCATCTTCATTATGCACACCGTTATCTATCATTATTTTATAACTGGCAGCAATAGTTTCCATTGTATTTTTATAAAGTTCATTCCCTACAACTGATGGACCTGTAGCATATTCAAAATCTTCCATATTCACAATACGCATAGCTTGCTGAGCATATGATGCAGTTCTGGTGCGCACCAATTGATGGGTGAACGCTCTTGTAACCTTCTCTATGAGGAATGTAAATTGAACAAATTCCCAACTAGATGGCAATGTGCCTGCTGCCAATTGAAGTTCTTTTAAAACCTCATAATCCGGTTTCGCTCGTATCTCATCGAGCAATCCTGGAGACATTTTAAGTCTTGTTGATCTAGTGTATGCAATGATATTAGCAGCATAGCGACCAGGATCTTCAGAACCCATACCTGTTCCGTCGATGAGTGTTACTTGCATATCCATCCCTCTATCTTGCGAACATCTTGGATTAGATCATCTAGCAGTAATTTGGGTCGCCATGTTGCGTAGCGCCCCAAAGAATAGATACCATGATGTACTGTTGCCCAACGCATAAACGCTTTACGTTCTGCTTCATCTATCTCTGTTATTTTGAAGTATGGCTGTCTCTTAAAGTCAGCGTCGAGTACGACACAATCATATAAACCAAGACTATTATAAACAAGAGCCAAATCAATAAAATCAGGTATTTCAGTACGGTTTGGGAACTCAACAATGAGTTGATCCCCTGTAATAGTGGCGCGACTATATACTTCTGGACCTGGGTATAGAACTGAGACATAGGCATCACAATCCAATATTCTACCTGTGAATACACAACCTGGAATACTATCAAAATTAATATCATGTTCATATTCTAACAATGCCATTAAAACTGGCATTGGCAATGTAGAGATAGCTTTAACTGGTATATCCGCTTTGTTTTTTAATGGATCAAATCCTGTTCCATAGCAGACATTAACATTTTCTGCCATTTGCTCTACTAAATTTTGTGGCGCTACATATCGTTCTTCTTGAATAGTACCCGCAATAATGGATCTATCTGATAGATATTTGCCAGTGCATTTTCTTGAATAAGAGAGACTATCTGCCACTACGTTTCTAAATGGTTCATGAGTCTTTAACATATTAACTTTTTTAAAAGGTATTCCCAAAATATTACCTATTTCTGGAGTTCTAAACCGCAAGACTGCATGATGGTTATTTGGCAGTTTTTCTTGTTTTTCAAACACGGTTATGTGATGACGTCTTAGCATATTAGCTGCCAAGAGTCCTGACATACCAGCACCTATAATATGGATATCTGCCATATTTTGTTACTTCGGTTTGATAATGGCCTTCTTGAAGAAACGAAATCCCATCTTATCAAAAGGTGGGACAATGTTCCTTCTCAACTTCTCACGCAGGAACGCTTTGAACGTACTCGTATGGATACTCTCGAACTCATCGAAGTGTACCTGATTTTCTTCCAACAGTTTACGCAAAGCCATCGCATAAGAGTGTTGACCTCTAGTATAGTCAATCTCAAAATGTCTTTTGATAATTTCTGAGCCGTCGTTTTCTGCTACCCATTGAATAGCATACTCACGTTTCTCTTCACCCTTAGCTAAACTACCCTGGATAACATCATCTATGCTAATTTTGCCGCCGCCTGTCATTGTAAATTCTTCTGAGCCAGCAGCCATCATAGCTCTAGGTAAATCTACTTCCTCAATTTGAGCAAGTTCCCTATTCAATTCTTTTAGGTGCGCCTCAACTTGTTCGATCTCAGCTTGCAACTCTAGGGCTTTACTTGCCCATTTCGATATGGATGATAATTGCTCTTCTGATGGCGCAACAAATCCGAACATATCACGGACATCGTCAGTCATTTTCTTTCTCCAAAATTGGGGTAGCTGTAATCACACGTATCTCAGCTTCTTCTTCGGGAGTGATACCAGGCATTTGTTTGATCCAAGAACAAACAGCACAAGTATTTCTAGTATCATCTGCCCATGTATATACATGACAATGACATACAGCGCAATCAAATTCTCTATAATCCACAATGTCCTCCTTCCACATTTTCAAATAGGCGCGCTCATGGAAGCTGCTTCCCACTTCCCAAGAATTAACCCTCGAAGCATAAGGGCCATTCATCCGATTTCTGTAACCGGATCGCGCCATAAATATTAACCCTTGAGCCTGTCGTCTGTTCCACGTCCCTTTAATATATTGGACTGTAGGAACATGAGATCACAAATAGCACATGCTATGTGTGATAATCCAGTAGCAGGATCAATTAGTACGCCTTTTTGAAACTCAAAGATGTGGCGCTGCGTTTTGGCAAGAAGCTCAGTATAGGATTTTGGATTTTCAATCCAACCCCAAGCACCGTGCCTTTCTTTACCATACATAAGCGCACGAGACACTTCTTCAAGTGCGTCGATTGGAATTAATGTATGGTCTATTTTAACAGGTTCTGGCACAAGTTCAGGTTCCGGCGGTTGTTCAATTACAGGTGCGATAACAGGTCTTGAAAATCTTGTAGGTGGTCTATCCAATCTAAGCATGTTCTCAATTTCTTCTGTCGCTCTATTGACAGCTAGGCTTTCATTCTCTGTCATGTTTTCTCCTGTTTAGAATGGTATATTTTCGCCCTTTGAAGGATTTACTCTCCCTTCAATAATAGGACCACTTTCATCCTGAGTCTGTTCGATATCAGGACGAACAACATTGGTACGAATATCTTCGTAGAATGACTTGCACAGTCTAATTAGTTGTTTGCTTGGATCAAGATCCATTATTAGCTCACCCTTTATTGGTCTAAATGTATACCAATCTCCCTGTTCATTTCCATCACTAACAATATCAAGCTTCCAGGAGCGCCAAAAAAGAGGCGGCTTCCACAGCTCGTTATTAGGAAGTTGAACTGTCTCTGTTCGACAGAGTGTGAGCCATTTACGTGAATGTTTTAGATTGGTTGCCTTGAGTGGAAAAAATATCCTTGACCAAGTAGCGCCGTCTTGGATAAGGCAATACCACTGCGCTGTTTCTTGGATTATATTGCCACTAGGCAATACATTTTCATTTTTGTCATTTCTAACAGTTTGTTTCAATATATTGGCATCGTCGCCATGATTATTAGCAAGACCACCTCTGTTCTTTGTCCATTCAATATAGTCTGTAGTAAAATGGCAAGGAACAACAAGAACTGATTCCTTATAGATATCACCTGTCGCGACATTGCAGAAATCACCAATCTCCGCACCTTCGATATACTCAGCTTTCTTTTTATTCAATTGAGGAGATAGTGCTTGAAGAATAACTAGACGTGGAATAAGAACGTCCTTAGCTTTGACGTTCTCAGTTCCCATTCCTCCCAAGCCGAGGAGTTCATCATCTAAAGCCAGACTACCTTGGGGCTTCGTTTGTAGTTCATTCATGTTCCGCTCCTATGAGAAAAGATCACGTTTCGGTTTGATTACTTCTTCCATCCTATCAAACAATTCTTCCCAAAACTTTATAGCTATTGGGAAACGAGGAACTCCATCTGGAGTTAGTGCTTGATATTTAATTGTAACAGAATGAAAAGCATCTTTATCTTCCAAAAGAGCCTTTGTGAATTCTTGTGTTCCTGCAATACCAGCTCTAAATTCTGTGCCATCTGGCATAGAACAAACAGCTATTTTAGCATAGCCTGACCAATTTCCTTCGCCTTCAAGTATGTCCTTTAATTCATATTCTTCGTCAACAAATTCTTTACGTTTGAGAAGTTTATCTGAGCGCTTCTGTTCATATCTAGCATTGTGGCGCACGATTTGGCCTTCAAATCCCTGCAACAGAAGTTCTTGATTGTAGATATCAAGCTCATCCTCTGTTGTTACAAATTTTGTTGGCGTTGCCTTTATCATATTTATGTTATGATCTTTACTAAACAACTCTAGCCATAAAAATTCCCATCTATTCTCAAAATTGATATGTGGACTTTCTAAGTCAAACATATCGTATATCCAATATTCTATAAGTTGTGCTGATTCTTCTAAGTCAGCAAACTGTGGCTTAGTCTTTCTGGCTAGAGAAATGATCTTATTAAAATTGTCATGTAGATCGTGATTATATAGTTCTCCATCAAGAACTATATTTGGATATTCCTCAAAAAATGCTTTCAATTCTCCCTCGATATGAGGAGTAGAAATGAGCTGTATATTGGTGCGCGACCAGAGTCCATCCGCATTAGCCAAGCAGCGAACGCCATCGAGCTTAGGCTGAACAAAACAAGGGCGCTGCCAGCCTATGTATTTTTGAGCAAGCATAGGCTTGATAAGACTTAATCTAGTCTCGTGAATATTATCAATGTCCAATCTGTAATCTATTCTCAATTTCTTGTTCATCTCCGCCCTGGCATAAAATAAAGCTTGACTGCTTATAGTAGATTGTGATTTTAATTCTACTTGGGTCCACTCTGTTGTAATTATTTGTCCACCCAAGACACCATAATGCGATCTCCAGCAACCTTCCCATTCGCCTTCCCCCACTTCGGCTTGCCAAACTCTAACATTACCAGATACGTCCGCTTTGTATATTTGATCCAGAAGCATTTTTCACCCTCTATAGTACATTAGCACAGTTGCGACACGAAAGCAAACGCTTTTTTAAACTACCGTCTCTTCATGTGATTTACATTGACTAGTGGTTCGTTATTTTTGAGACAAATCTCAATTGTGATACCTTCTAATTCTAAAGCTTGTAATAATGATAGATCCTCTTTCACAATATGGACAAGAGGCATTAATCCAGCTTTATGTAATTCGTCAATTACTTGATTGAATCCTTTTGAACGATTATTACCATTCAGTGCACGGTTTTTACTTCCGTGACCAACATAAAATATTTTGTTTATATCAGTTCGTTTCCAAACATAGACGCAATAATTACTTTTCATGTGATTTCTTTGTGAGCTTATAAACACCCGGTGCAATCTTCTCAACAAGCTTCTTCTCCATCAATCTAGTTACAGCATTATTGATTGTACTTTTATTGTAACCTAATGATACAAGATTATGACTCATTTCTCGCCATTCTGCCGATTGGCGCTTCTGTAAAAATTCAAGAGTAAAATCCATTGCTGTTTTTCCATCTGGATGTTTAAAATGAGATTGTCTTTGCTTTTTATTATGTGGCGGTGCCATTAACTTTTGGTTATGAGCAACAAGTTGCGCCACTTTAGAAAAGTGTTCCTCTTTTGGTTCAGGAAGTTCTTCAACATGAACATTAAGTTCATCTGGCAAAAGTTTTGCCATCATAGCAAACATGATCTCTGCGTTACCTGAAAACTCCACTTTGTATTTCATTTTTCTTCTCCTATGGGCATTGAATGATAAGAGGCGCTGCTACCGGCCCATTCCGATAGCAGCGCCAATATGTGATGTTATGCGATTTCACAGGTAATGTCAAAACCCACCGAGAACCTGAATCGCATCTTGTAGTGCCAAAACAACAATGACCGCTCACTATGGGGCGCGTGCGACGGCGTTATTGCTACGTCTGACCACGCTGGAACATCATTGTTATCCATCACTAGCCGGTAATCACACATCCGCTGCTGGGGTTGTATCCTCGGTGGGATTCCTCATTTTCTTGCTTTTTTCTTATATTTGCTCATCTGCACAACATGGCGCACAGAAACTAGTTTGTGTATTTTTGGCTGTTCCATTATTGGATAAACTTTAACTTGTTCTCCATGCGGAACAATACCAAGTTTGTATCCCAATGCTCTTAAAACAGCATTGATAGTAGCTGCTTGCGGCTTTCTTGTTTTACCAGAAAACCAATTTGATAAAGTATTCGATGTTACGCCACTGTTATCTTCAATCCATTTATAATTTACGCCGCTGTCCTGATAAACAGTTCTGATTTCGTCAATTATAGGATCTTTATCAACGAAATTATACGATTTGTAGGTGAAGCTCGCCATTTTTCATTCCTTCTGTGGTTGATTGAGAATTGCGATAACGCAATTGTGTGTTGCTTTCTTTTCTGCTTTATGCTATACTGCGCGAATATTTCGGGAAAGAGAAAAAGATGCCAGATCTATTTACGGATGAGTACGAAAAAGCCAAGACTAAATGGGAAGAAGCCAGAAAAACTTTTGATCATGCGATAGATTTATATGATTCAATGAATCTATTGTTGAGACATGCACATAAAGAATTAGATGAAGCAGCAAAAGAATTTGCTGTTCAACAAGCAAAATTGGTTAAAACTGGAAAAACTAAAATTAAAGTAGTGAAGAAAGGAGAGTAAGATGGAATTAAATATCCAAGAAGCTCTGCAATTTCTTGATATACTAGAACCGGATGGGCGCCACACAATAGCGAGCGAAGCTCCATTTGGAGGTCCAGAGAACGGGCCTGTATGGGAAGCTGGCAAAACATTTGAGGCGCACCAAAGAGAGTTGCTCATCGCCGATATCAAAAAGCGGCAAGCACGTAAATCAAATGTGTACTATAGTGTCAATAAACCTTGCAAAATAACTGAGAGGCAAGGTTCTGGAGGCAAGAACAATATTGACGATATTATCGCTATCAGAGCATTAGCATTTGATATAGACTTTACGTCTTTTGAAAGAGATCAAGAAGCTGTTTTAAATTTCATAGATAAGGAACTAGAATTAAAACCATCGCTAGTTATAAATACTGGTGGTGGCTTTCATCTTATATATTTATTGGATAAAAGAGAAGTAACATGGTTATTTAGGCCGCCGAAAAATGACAAAGAAAAAGAAGATAATGTAAAAATGATAGCAAATCGCTCAAACATTGCAGCGTTAGGCCATGATTTCGAGACCTTGTTGCGCTCCAAAGTTGCACATCTACCAGTTAAAGTAGATAATATGTCCAATATAGACCGCGTAATGCGTCTGCCAGGAACGATAAATTATCCAAAAGCAGAGAAGATAGCCAAAGGACAGACAATAGCGCAATCATACATAGCCAAAAATTATTTTCATAAATACAGCATTGGTATATTGCGATCAAAAGTGCCAGCCATAATGCAAGTTCGCGTAGGTGGTTTAAAGCATCCATTTGTTCCTCGCAAGAATTCTCAATGGACAGCATATAAGAAAGCGTTGGCATGTATAGAGTTCATTAGAGATCAAGGTCTAGCAGATACAAATGAATGGTATACGTTGCATGTTATGCTACCATTAATAGGTGCTATACATGACGATAACGAAGCCAATAATATAACAATAGATGAGGCAACAGAACTGTTTCTTGAAGCAGTTAGCGGCGGTGCCAGATACGGTGTAATGGGGCGCGGCCAAGGCTACTTCATGCGACAGTGGAAATCGCATCGCCCAGAAATTCCTAGAAATGGGACTAAAAGTCTTGGAGGTCTTATTTGGGCAGCAAAGGAGAATGGATTTAAGCCACCTTGGATAGGCGAAGTAATGTGGGAAGAAGATTATTTGAAACAAAAAGAAGAACTTGAGAGAAAGAAACAATCAATCTCTCAAGCAGATAAAGATTTGTTCAGCTAGGCTGCCACCTTTTTAGGTGTGAGAAGTCTTTCCTTGCGCGCCATAAAAGTTTGGAACGCTATCTTTAGTAGTTCATCTGTTACAGAACTACGAGAATCTGGATGCAAACATCTCATAATATTTGAAAACTCAGTATCTGTAAATACTGGTTTATATCCATCTATTACTTTATCCAAACTGTGCTGCATTTTACGAGCACTTTCAACTTCTTGTTTCCATCTTGGAAATGCTGCTTCACGAATTTTATCTACTTCAACTTTAAGCCGAATGGCTATCGCAGCTTCAACTTGTTTTTGTTGAGCTTTCGTAAATTTAATTGGATTTGATTTCTTTTTCTCCCTCATTTCTTTAAGTGGAATTAAAACCACCTCTATTGTTGCATGAGAAACATCCAATTCTTTGGCTATCTGTTCTCTTGACGGAAGAGATTTATGGAGCGCCTCATAGGCTAGGATAAAATCTTCCACTTGCTTTCGTTTCGTAGGTTTTGGCATTTTCGACTCCTAAAGTGGAGCCAGTGTAGGCACTGGCTCCAAGGTTATTATTACGCTGTTGATGTATCGCCTTCAGGAGGCGTATCTGGATCTGGAGCATTCAAAGCAATCAAACGCTCCTTGCGAGAGAGTTCCATTCTCTCAAGCACGGGTGAGATCGTGGCCTTAATCTCACGCTCCTTAGCGTTGATAATGGTCTGATCTCCTTCCTCTGTCCCAATCCTCTTAATCTCAGAGGCTGCGACAGCGTAGTCGTCACGCCAAGATCCTGAAATAGAATCTTCGTCCTGAAGAACTTTCAGGCGCGGACTAAGCTCCTCCCAATGACCCGTAACAATACGGAACACTGAGGAGCTGATACTAGTGCGCCGCTTAGGTTCAGGCGGCGTACTAGGCCATGCTACCACTTTAGCCATGGATACTCCATAACTGATAATAAGACCATTCTTATTATCAAAATAATTCTTTTTTGGGCAGAATCATTGTCAGATGCTTGCAGCGCCCAGAAGCTTTGCAATCACAATAAAGATTGCCTGTCCAATCTGGTTTTATTTCATATATTTTTTCTGGTTCTTTATAATGATACGTATTGACTTTGAATATTAACCAATGATCCTTGTCGATTTGATGTGGGTAATATTCATAGTCTTCTTTCACGGACATTCTCCATAAGCTAAAGTTTCAGCTACTTCTTGTGCTTTCATTCCCTCCTTTATCTCATCTTTATACATAAGCCATAATACATCGTCCTCTTCACTTCTTTCTAAATCCAATACAACAGTATAATGTTCATCATTTTCTTCTACTTTGAAGTGTGCATGTTGTTCTTTGGCGGCAGCAATTGCTGCCTCCAAAGATTCAAAGTTAACGTCCCAGTTCGGTTGACCAGCAACAGGGAAATCCCCTATAAATGTCATTACTCCTAGCGTCATTTTATCCTCCTTTTGGAGCCAACAAATGTGGCATCGACTGATAGATGAAAGACTCAACTGTGTCTTGTATTTCTTGAGCTAGTAATCTCAGCATTTCCTCCTTTCTATCTGGTGGTACAGTTTCGTCGTCATCCAAGAAATGCTCAGCCAGATTATAACATTCGCTGTCATATCCCTTTTCCATTCCTCCCTCCTATATTGTTATTTTGATTAAGACATACTGTATTTCTGAACTACCGTTCATAACGTCTGCTTGCGCTTCATCTAACGAAGTTTGAAGTTTGTCTTGGATTTCATGTCCGTGTCCTGTTGGATTTTCCACCCAACTATTAACTTCTTGCGCTGTAAACTCAATTTGTTCGACGTTCGGCTGGTTGATGTTGATTGTCATACGTGCCATTTGGTTCTCCTAAAGAGCTTTCTCGATTTCACGAGACACTTGCTTGGACGCTGGCTCCCCATTTTTATCTAGTATCATTATGTAATTGTTTATGTAATAAAATATTGTGATACCATCCTTAGCGTGATCATATCTGTCGTAGCGCACATGCTCAGAATAATGGTATCCTTTCCCCATTAAAAATTTGTGAAGCTTTTCATTATACGGAGAGGTTTTCATATTACTCTCCTTCGTCAAATTCTTCCTCAACTACTAAATTTTCAATGGAGTGTATTTTTCTTAGCCCTCCCTGTTTAGCCCATTCTTCAACACGCTCTTTTGAGCCCCAACAACCTCCTGGCGCTGAATTATAGAAAAATCTGACATATGCTTGCAGCCTGATGATATTCTCATCATCTGCTCTATCAATTGCACCTTTTAAATCATTTTCTACTATGGCAAGAAGAAAATGTCCAGGTTTAACACCGTCTAGTATCCATCTTATTATACCTGGATACATACGTATCGGAATTTGATGACGACCTAAAGCATATTGGAGAGTATCGTGGTCGAATTCCATGAGTGCTACCTCTCTTGGTTAGTGTTTGGTTTCACTTGCATCTTCTTCACATTTGTCGTTATGAAATTTTATTATAGCTGTCATAAATAAATGAAATTCTTTTTCATCATAATCTGCTAGCATTTGACCTGCTGCTTCAGCTAGTGCTACTAGAATGAAGCGACCTTCTTGTTGATCCGCAATGCCATGCGGATACAATTCGTCAACTAATGCATGAAGCCTGCAACGAAAACAGTTTTTCTCATGCTCTTCTTTGGTTTCTCGCTTTTTTGACATTTTCATTCCTATTTGGAGAAAAGTGGGAGGGTCATTGCGGGGGTGCTAAACCCTCCCACTCCTTGCCTGACTTTCGTTAGAAACAGCCATGAACTAACGCCAGCGTGGGGATATTGTGCGGTAGCCCGCTGGGACGTCAGGCAAAACTAATCTTTAATCCAAGTAGCCTTATCATAATCCTCGACGCGCAACCATGCTCTTGAGTATTGAGCTTCCCATCTATCTTTAGGATAATGATGAAAGACACGCTCTCCGCACTCAGGACAGCGCATTGGTCTGCGAGGATTGACCCAACAAATCAAAATACCGCAACATGGCATTTGCAGCAATCTGAATTGTACTTCTTGATTACTTGGTTTGGCCAAGATCTTGTTCCTTTATATCAGCTTCTACCTGATCTGCCATACTCCTAAGTAGTTTTGGTAATGCTAATGTGATATCAAGAGTTGCTTGAATATCGAAACTAGCTATTGAAAAACCATCACCTTTATTACCTTGTAATATCATTAACAATACACCATGTGCCTGGGTTCTAGCCTGTACCCATGTAGCTTCGTTATCATATTTACCTGGACCTATTGTCATTTAAGTCTCCTATGTAGTTGGGGCGCCACCTAAGCAGCGCCCCAAAAATTTTTTACTTGGTAGCAGGATCCAATTCTTCTAGCTTAGTAATGAGATCCTCGAATGGCTTATCATCGAGTTCATCCTTAAGCTCTTCAAGTTCCGTCTTGATTTCATCTACCTTATTGATAGCTTCTTCAAGCTCGGAACCTTTGTCACTTTCCTGTTGTGTCTCAGACATTTCGTCGAATTCAGATTGAAGACTGTCTGCTAGATTTCCAAGATTCTCTAATTCCTTGTCAATTACTCCTATGGAATCAGCAACAAGTGAGTCAAACTTGCTGTTTTGTTCAACAAGAGCGGTAACAGCAGTTTGAAGGATTTTCTGGTGCTCTTTCTTCATAATAGTCTCCTTGGCAAAGTGCCTAACGATCTGATTGGTAGCCTAATGCTCGGAGGCGCAATTGGAGTTCCAATTGCGTATCTAGTGCGCTTCCAAAATCTGCACTTAGATTTGGGAGTGGAATATCGCTAGGATCAGGAGGAAGAGGAGGATTGAAATTAACGCGATGTACCACTGGAGATCTGTTGTTCGCACGAGAATAAACTCCTCCACATTTCTGAGGATACGGATAATACCATCGAGAATAGCAGTGAGCATCTGCTGCATTGATCATTCCTACTGTTAGTGCAACGATTGAGATGGCTCGCATTACATTGCCCTCAGAAAAGCTGCGTCAGCAACTATGATTACAATGTTGCCAACAAGTTGATCTTCGTTTATGATGCGCCCAACATTCTCTTCCCAGAGAATTTGGGCAAGATGATTTGGTCGTTTGCCTTGCATTTTGCCTTCTTCATTACAGAAGGCTATGCATGGACGTCCACCGAATCTATTAAACCGTGGTACAATTTCGATATGGCCTTCAACACCGAAAACCAACATGTCGAGTGTTGGCTGTGCTGTGAGCACTCTGCCCTCAGCATATGTAGTGTCAGTAGGCTTGATAATATACATGTAGTTACCAGTAGGAGGTACTTGTGGAAACTCACTTTTCTTCTTTGGGAGTCTGTGTTCTGGCATTGTCAAGTTCCTCTTTGGTTGGGAAAGTGATACCTTTGCCATGTTTCCATTCGTAACAAACGCAGTCACCGCTATCCGTAATGATGACACGCTTTGTTACACCTAATTTGACAGCAACATTATTGGTATAATGTTGGAACGCTTTAACAGCTTCTTCAGCTGGTACATTGGTACGCACCCACTCGTAAGATTCATCTTCGAAAAATTGACAAACTGAGAAGGTTTCCATTAGTAGTCTCCAAATCTAGGGATTGATACTTGAAGTTCTCTCTGCCTCTCACGATACATTCTTTCTTCTTCATCTGACATCGTGCAGATTTCAACGATAGTCTGTGGCGCCTCAGGAGCAACCCTGATTTTGGCCAACTTACAAACATTTGAATTAATTGTTGGTTGCACCGTTATATTATTTGGTATTGGTAATGGTTTAGGTTGTGGATATTGCGGTGCTGGTGGCGGAATTTTGTTACCATGTATATCGTAATATGGTTGCTCAGGATAGCAATGATGTTGCATATCACACATCTCTGCATTGGCGCTGCCTGAGATTAGCAGCGCCACTACGATTACATTAGTTCTGAGGATGGACATAGGTCACTCCATTGTGGGTTTCCTCTGTCCAACGTTTTCCATCGTTGGTGCGACCATATGTAATACCGTTGTGCGTCTCAGTTTGCCAACGGTGGCCGTCAGTAGATCGCCCATAAGTGATACCGTTATGGGTCTCTATTGTTGTTGTTTGAGCAATGGCGCTGCTTGACATTAGCATTGCCACTATGATTATGCTACGTTTCACGTTTGGTCTCCTCATTAACTAGGGTTTCTACTAAGGCATTTAATTCTTCAACAGTGGTAACCTCGCCAACAGGATGCCACTTGGTAGTTACTTTATATTGTCCAGAATGGACATCTTCATCCTTGTAGGATACCTCGACATTCCATCCATGCTTTATTGGAGTAGCTCTTACCATTCCTAGAAGTGAATAGTAATGTGATGGCATACTTCCTCCTATGGTTTAACGTGTACGTGGCGACTGATAACCTCTCCTGAGCCGCGCCAGAAAGGCTGCACGATCCAATGTTTATCGCCGCGTCTGTTGAGATATGAGCCTACCATATGTATGCGTGGACTCTTTCGAGTATATCCAAGCGGCATACCTTGTTGATGCATACGAGTTTCTTGGCTAATATGCATGGTAACTATGGTATGGTCTAATCTCTGAGCTTTATTCATTCTTCTGCGTATTCTATTGAGTGGAGACATATCGACATGCTCCAACTCTACAATTTTTCTGGAAGATGTCAGTAACATTAGACACGACCATATCATAATATATTCGCCATACACATCTGCATAGAAGTTGGCTATTTGAGCATCTTGGCTATTTCCATTAAGCCTAAGCCGATAATGAGGAGGTAGCTCCAAAAACTTTGCTCCCCATTCAGATGGTTTATGGTATGATGTATCCCAAATGCTAAGGAGCGCGTCTAGTTGGATTTTATTATCTTTCCAGATATTAGCTAAATTAGCATCCAAAAAACTCTTAACAAAACTTGGACTTGTGATTTTACTGTAATCAAAATCTAGGTCGAAGAAAGCAGATATTGGACCAACGTTTGGTGGCTCGCCCTTCTTGATAAAATGATTACTCCATACCCAAGTAACCATTCCTTTTCTACCAAACTCATCTGTCTCTAGTAGAAAACCCAAACGAGTTGGTAATGGACGATTAGGATACTCATAAGCATCTATTGAGAATGTTGTTCTCAATTTCTCTCGTCCCGCTTCTGGCCATTCTATCCACATCTTAGTATATGGTATTCTAAGATGAGCCATGGCTTCTCGAAGCACCTTGGGGCGCCCCAGAGTAAGTTCCACTGCTGTGTGGATAGTTGCGTCGTCAAACAGGAAGCGAGGACATCCTTTCAATTTTTCTTCCAATATTGGGAAGATACTTATGACAGGATGGCTAAGAAGCCTTCTTCTCTTAGCTTCATGAACTGTTTCTGTTATGTGATCCATGAGGTACATGACATTTTAAATCCTAGTTGGGGCTAAATTGCCTAAAAGGGCCGCCAGGTACTCATTACAAATCCTGGCGGCAAGTCTACACCTGGCCCGCGATGGTCCGGGGGGCGAACAACCCGACCAGGTGATCTCAATTAATCTTCGTCAATTGGCTCGTCGTGCCAATAATCCGGGTCAGTAAGAACGTCTGGTCTATACCGAGACATTTTTTCGTCGTGACATTTGTCACAAGTGTAGCACAAGAAAATGCCACGAGCATCTTGGTTAGCTGAGCGTTCTAAGCCACTACCGCATGGGCAGTCTTTGAGACGCATCTCATGTGGCCAATTCATTTGAACAACCTCTCTTTGAGCTCTACAGCTTTTTCCATCCGTTTTGATCTAATTTTTGATGGTTTTTCGTGGTATTCTTCTGTTACCATCGCAATATAGATCATAAGAGCATGATGTAACATTTCATATTCGTATGTCTTCATATGTAGTGTTTTCATTTTTGCCATTTTCTTCTCCTGGTTAAAACCGCTCCCACACGGAAGCATGGGAGCGGCCATAGACTACGCCATTACGCTACGCAACTTCTGGTTGATCTTCCGTCCCTTTTGGCGGAACCGGTTCAGCTTCTGCTTCTTTTGGAGGAGCTTCTGCTTCTTTTGGAGCTTCTACTACCGGCTCTTCAGCTTTGGTATGCTCTTCTGGGTCACCCATACGAGTCCCTCCTTGGTTGCTGACGATCTCATCAGGTGCTGCCTAACAGCACGACTTGGAACGCCTTTGTGGCGCCCCAAGTTTCGATCTTTATTTCAGTAGCTTTCTGCCGCCACTCTGTATAATGGTGCGTAGTCTGTCATTACGCAACTTGATTCTATCTGCTTCTTCATCCGAAGCAGCCAATGCTTGCAAAGCATCTTCGTCAGAAAAGACGTTAGCTTCTGTATGAGTTACAAGGAACTCAAGATTTCTATCATTAAGCCTGTTAGCTTTATCCACATTACGTAAATAATGTGCTTGATAAATAAGATCACGTTCTCCGATATGAAAATAAATTCCGTATATTGGATGTCCTGAACTTGTGAGAAATCTCTTGGCTTGATCTATAGATTTGGGCTTAATACAACCATTAATATAAAAAATTGCGTTAATTGATATCGGTCTAATACCATACATTCTATGTATGGTAGATGGAACATCCGGTAAGCGATGGAGAACGTATTGAAGACTACTAATCTCTAATCCATCATAAGAGTAATATTTTTGACCTGGTATTTTGTCAAGTTCTCTGGCTATATCCTTTGCATTTGGCCAATTGTTACCATTTTGATGCATAACATATGCGATTTTGCCGAGTCTCTCAAGCCATTTTCGCATTTCATTACTTGCGTTCATTTTGCTACCTTTCTGAACCTAGTTTAGATTATCTGGATTTGCGAGCCTCATATTATCAAAATCAGGAGTGTGCTCTTTCTCCTTGAGTTTTTCTGCACATTCAATAAAATGTGCTCCCAATGTTCTCAGAACCTGTGCTAATTTGTGACGTGAATAAATATTTAGATTGTCAGAATTTAGCATTATTTGATCTAATTTTTCTTTATCTCTTTCCAAATGACGAGCAAAATCAACAGTAAATGGAACAATATGTTTTACTGATGCTTCACTCTTCAATTCCTTCTTAAGGAATGGATCTAAGTCTGACTCATCTACTCTCTTATTGAACTCTATTCTTTCTTGTTTGAGTCTTTCTTTCTCAGCACGATTAGCTTCGCGCTCTTTTATGATTTCTACTTTGGCTTCTTCCTTGACTTGTTTTTGATCAATTTTATCCTTTTGAATTCCAATATGTTCCTCAAATTTTTCTTCCGGCATTTTTGCCAATTTTTGCATTTGAGCAGACAAATATTTATCAACTCCTAAATCAGCTAGTTTCGGAATTACAGAAATTGGCGGTGTCGGTTGCGGATTTTGCGAAGTCGCGTCCGGCGACTTCGGAATTTCCGCAACTATTTCGGCCACTTTCGGTTTTTCAACAACCTTTCTGTTTTCTTCTTTTTGGTGTCTTTTCCCTTCTTCCTTCAACTGTATTAACAACTCACCTCCCTTTCTTTCAGCACGCATCCTTATTTCCAATGCTTGCTTTTCCATTACGAAGTTTTTTGAAACTCTAGCATATTCCTGAATGGCAATGTGCTTATCACGAATATCCTTAATTTCGTCAACTCTGTACGCTTCAGCAACCGCTCTACAAGCGGCCTCATATTTTATAAGTTCTTGTATCATTTTACAATTTCCTATTTTGATCTCATCAGGTTGCGCCACACGCAACGACGGCCAATCGCACTGGCCGTTTCGATCTCAATATATTTCTTGCCCTTCAATGCATGGTGCATATTCATATGGCATATTAAGATGTTTGCATTTACCGTGATTGGTAAATCCTGGGCAATTACAACTGTCACCTATGGTAGAAAGAACAACTTCATAAGTTTCCTTTCCATCTTTAAGAATACAGTAGCAATCGCCATAAACGCGATCACCTCGATATTCATCGAGAAGTTTGTGGCCGTTTCGTTTTACTTGATATACCATTGCTACCTCCTTGACGATAACCAGTACGCACCACACGCGTGGCCGTTATGCTGGGTGGAACATTATTATTGAAGTCCTGCAAATAGTTGTATCGAAAATCATCAGTAGATTTCTTTACCATTTGCTCCAAATAGACTTCTACTCTGGACTTCCATAACTCAAATTCAGCTTGCTCTTGTATCATTAGGCACCTATCTTGTTTTGGGGAAATTCTTGGCAACCCAAACTTCACATTCCTCCTTTGCATTGAGGTTAGAACAATCATCTATGGTGCGCCACTCACCGCTACCGCTTTTGTAAATGGCACGTTCAGGAGCACCGTCCTCGATGGCTCTTTCAATTTCACCGTCGATATAATACTGGAAAGAACCAAGACGGTATCCCCATGCAACGATGAATGGATACTTCTTTCTGTTTTCTTTTTGCTGATTAAGTTTCATTCTATGACTCCTTAGTAAAATGGGCAACGATTGTTTCCCAGTCACCGCAATATTGAATTGGCAACTTTTTGCCGCCAACTACGATTACCTGGTAAAAACCGCCAATACCAATGATTTCTTGTTCATTGGCTTCTGGCCCACGGTTTAGATAAGTCCATCCGTCATTTTCTTCGCGACGAATGAGCTTGTTTCCTCTGGAATATACCCAAACGTCAGATGCACTCATCCGAATCTCCAATCGCCTGCGCCACAATAGCTTTCAAAATCGCCGTTCTCACGAGCAGCGAGGCGGCGATCTTCAGCATGTTGCGCCAATTCTTCGAGGCGCGCTGCTTTCAACACACGCTTTCCAGAACAAGCGGCACATGTGATATCATATGTGCCATTCCTGTAGTCTTCAGCGAAGTCTGGATCTTCATCGAAGTCCTCGCGAGTCAATCCATTACAATCTATATTTGGATTGACTGTCGTTCCCTCCCCATCGCAAACTGGGCAGAGAATCCATGGGTCGCTCTTTGTCATTATACACATCCTTAGTTGGCAAAATTGCCTAAAAGTGGGGGCAAAGCCCCCAAAGTTCAATTTGTTTGGTCAGGAATAAAAACTAATGATTCCAAACGATTTTTTATATGGTCAATAAATAGATTATAAACTTCAATTTCTGTTATTGAAACATTATCTGCTATTGCCATTTCCATATATTCTTTTATATTTGTGGCACATACAATAGCTAATGCCTCAAATATAACATCAGAAGGCTGTCCGCCAATAATCCTTCTCATCTTATTACAGATATTTTGGATTTTTGCTCCCTTTTTGGGATCAACCTTTCCGCCTACTTTTATTTCATTTATGCTATTTGACATTTTACTCTCCTGGTTAGCGGTCTTAAATGACCTAAAAGTGGGGCGCACTGCTGCGCCCCAAAGTTCAATTACTTACTGATTAAGATAGTCTGGACCATTGCCCTCGTACTGCTGGATAATGAGCATTTGAGCACGAGTTGGAGTGCATGTGCAATGTGAATCATCACAAGCACGCTTGTAGGCTGCATGATTGTCTCTCTTCCACTGAGAGATCTTTTCGGCCCTTGTCTTTGGCCTCTCAACAGTAGTGACAGTACCGTCTTCAAAAGTAGACATTTTATCAACTTTTGTCATGCTACCTCCTATTACTGATCTCATCAGGCAGGGAGAAACCCTGCGACTATGGGCGCTTAGTGGCGCCACATAGTTTCGATCTTAACTGCCAGTATGAAGTTGAAGAACACCATTCTCTAATTCATAGAAATCTTCTATGAAAACGTGGTGCTCATCGCCACTTTCCTGTATGGCTTTATCTGCTGCTTTCCACAGATCAAGCCAAGTTGGACCTTCAATCTTAACTGAAGATGCCTTACCCCACTGCATATCAGCAGGATACGAAACTTCAGTAGCGCCAACATAAGGGTGATTAAAACTCATATTTATAAAATCATTATCTGCTGATATTGACCAATATGATTTTGTTATTCCGTTTTTCTTGCCAATTGCTAAGTAGCAATCAAACGGATCTTGCTCAGATACTAACCTTATCATCTCTGTTATCCTTACGAACAGTTTGGGTTGTCTTGCTCTGGGGTGAGCGGCCAAGATTGTGTATCAGCAACTACGCCAATACCTTTCTCAACCTGCATTTGGATTGCCATTGCAAGTTGGGTAACACTATAGTCGCCACTGGTAGCCTCAACTGTAAATTGGCGAACTACCTCGTCACCTTGTACGAATGGCGCTGTACCATTCTCGTAGATGGTAGAGATTTGAACTACCACCTTTACTGCTTCAGCATCGCGTTTTACAAATGACATTTTGATCTCCTCAGGCAGCGCCTTACGCTGCGACTGGGCGCATCACTGCGGCCAGTTTCGATCTTTATTTTTTATCAGCAATCTTCACTACGTTTGCCAATGCTCTTGCGTGAAGCTTATCTTCGATGGTTTGAGCAGCTACTGTCAATATCTTTGCTCGCACATCGAGATCAGATAATTGTCCTGGCTTCATCTTCGGCGGAGGATTATCCAAAACAAAGTCTATTTTTTTGACTGTTGTTCTAATTGTGGAAGCCACCTCCTGTGCTTGGGCTATTTCAAACTCAATAGTAACCTTTTCCATTGCTACCTCCTTAACTCCACTGCCCATCTTCTTTGCCTTCAACATAGGCAGCATCTACCATCTTCTCAATGGTAGCACACAGTTCCTTGAGTTTCTCTTCTGAGATTTCAAGAATGGCTTTGACAGCCTCAGCTATCAGATTAGCCCTACTTCCTTCTATTTCCATTAACATTTTTATCACCTGGCTGTTTGTTGCTGACCTCGTCAGACGCTGCATTACAGCGTGACTGGAGAGCCTTTTGGGCGCTCCAGTTTCGGTCTTAATAACCCATTAAATCGAGCAGGTTAAGTTGATGTTTGGTAGCTGTTCCGCACTCACGAGCATCGAAAGCAGCGCCCACTGACTCTTCCATACGAAGAGTCCAATTATCTGGACGTGTCTCTATGGTGAGGCGATTACCCCAATCGGAATAATATGAAATACCAACGGCGAATTCTCTCTCAACTCCGCCTACCATGCTGAGAACTCTCTCGCGAGCCTTCTCAAGTGTAGGATAAAGTGAAAGATGACGTCCGTCAGGTGCGCTATTGATAACCAGATATTTTGCCATTCTACAACTCCTAGTTACTGATCTCATCAGGCAACGCCTTACGTTGCGATTGGAACGCTTTGTGGGCGCTCCAATTTCGATCTTCAGTAGCAATTTCTGAGCATTGCTTCGTCAGCCTCGATGCACTCCATAATGCTCTCACGCTCCGCTCTGGAATACTTACGCATGGAGCGCTCAAACAGCATATTTGGAATCGCTTCAGCTCTGCGAACTGAAAGTCCAGTTAATTCTTCAAATATCAGAGCCGGATCTATTCCACAAGAGTTTTGAGCATCGTAATGTCTATCGCCAGTTTTAACCCATTCGCCTAATCCGCTATGGATTGTGACTGGATTACGCGTTGTATCAGTAAAGTAGAATGTAATCTCCGTAAATGAATACGGATCGTGCTTTGGACCTTCAGAACCGCGTCTAACTCTAATCTTTGCCATTTTAACAACTCCTGGTTACTGACCTCGTCAGCTAGCGCCCAACGCTAGGACTGGTGGGCTTGTGGCGCACCAGTTTCGGTCTTAGTGCTCCAAAACTCTGTTTCTGCGATTAATCCACTGCTCTTTGACTGCTCGACCTGTAACTGAGCCTTCAGTGTATTCGCAGATATCCAAGAACTCGACGCGCCCATCCGAATAGATGGCAAGCCAATCGTCGCAGTCAGGATGCTCGTATTCGTCGTATGATTCGCTGAATTCAGAATTCCTTCCTTCATACGAATATCCTTCAGCAAGGAGATTGTGATGAATATCTTCGTTATACAGGACTGAATTGTCCAATTTTACCTCCTTTATCAAGCCGGATAGTTCCTTCATTATTTCTGTGAAATCATCGAGAGATTTTTCTAGTCTACTCATTTTACTTCTCCTGTTTCGTGGTGAATTGCATAGGTGCAACTGAAACTTTCTGCTTTTTGCTACGATTGGCATGTCCAGTTGCAACGCTGACAAACAATCGCTGTAGTGGCGGCATTTTTGGCTGTTTTCTGAAAATGCTCCTATCTTTGAGTTTTGACTTGTCCATAACGCTACTCCTACTTCTTACGCCAAGAAGCTTCCTCAGCTTCTTTCTTCCGAGCCTTGATTCGGCTCTGATAATCAGCAAAAGTTGTTCCTGTGACAGAACCGTAATCTCCGATGGAATCACCCTTTGCTATTTTGCTCTCAGATCGCGGAAAGTACCGCTTTCCAGGAGGATTGTTCTTAACATATTTGATTTCGATCTTGCCTGACGCAAATGTTTTAACTCTTTTCTTGATTACACTGTAATCCTGATCTATTTCCAATTCCTCACTAGGCTTTTCGCCTGGATCTTTTAATTTGCTGAAATCAACTATAAACGTCTTACGAACAGGGGTGATATTCATATTCGTATGCCCTGATCTTCCAGCATCTATAGGATTTGCTTTCATTTGCCTTAGTCTTGCGCGTGCTTTCGATGACATCATACTCTCCTAGTTAGAAATAGCACAATTGAGCACAGCACCCTTTTCAGGGCACTGTGCTCTGTTTTGCTATCTCAGGCGGATATTTCCTTCCGCCTAAACGACGCAACTGGCCGGTTTTTCTCCCTGGAACTTTTCGCCCTTCGGGGAGAGACTGCCTGGCACCAACTACTTAACCGCTCGGCTCGTCATTTTGCCGGGTTTATTTCGCTATTCGGCTTTGTGGCCTGCGCCGCGGTTTTCTCCGCGGGGAAAATGGATGAAATCAACTCCTTTAAGGGGCGGGAACCGCCCCGAGAAAAAACCCTAGCACGTTCCGGGCAGGAAAGCAAGGGGAACGTATCGGGAACAGTACGGGAACAAAAAGGGAAAATACCATGATTTTGCTGATATATCAGTACTTTCAAAAGTTGATGTCATCCACATTTCAACCATTGATTGATGAATAGTTCAGGGGCACTCGCACTGGAGCGCTCCAGCAGGGCTTGATGAGCCCCACTGTCTAGGTGTCTAGCTGTCTAGCGGCGTTTTCGTTTTTTATCGCGTTTTATCTAGTCCTGAAGATCCAGTTAACCTGCTCTGGATCCCAAGTGTTCTTTCCTTCCAGAAGAACATCCATTAGCTCGCGACACACTCTCAACGACGGGATTATATACACGTATGGCCTCACTCCCGTCTTTGTGACAGGCGCTCTACCATCTCGCACAATAGTAACTCTGGAGCCATTACTGTGCTTTTGGACTTTACCATCTATTACCTGCGGTATTAACTGAACGAATGCTTTTCCAAAAGCGGTCTCGTTCAATTTCGTCCTGTCGCGCACCCATCGAGACTTGCAGAAGTCAATATAAAGAAGTTCCTTGAGAACTCTGCAATTCTCACCATCGAGAATACCTTGAGGAAGCTCACCCGTTGTTAAGTTATTGAGCCACCATTCCTCTACACCAGACATACTTTGTTGCTTCTGATGCAGTAGCTCTTCAGTTACGGGTATCCTTCTCAAGTCCACCGAGCTATAGTCATAATTTAGGAAGTAGTGCAAGAGTGCTGTATTCATACCATTCTCGTACTCTTCGTTCAGCTTCCCGAAATACTCAGTATCCTTGCGATGCGTTGAACTCACATACAGCGCATAAACGCGACGCGCGCTAAATGAGGCGGATACTAACCACTTCGGATTACCTGTAATGAACACATGCAAATAGTTTTGCATCAACATCACAGGCACATGCTTCTCATTCACGGATATTTTCTCGCCCGTTATGAGATCTTTCAACATCTGTTCGTCTCTGCTATTCCCAGACCATCTAGCTTCCTCAATATGCAGAATCAACTTATTCCGCAACTGAGAGTTAAACGATCCGAAAATATGATGCAGATTAGAGGATTTGAAGTAGTAGCTCTTTATCAGTTCGCAAATCTTCTCAACAAAGAAAGACTTGCCAACACCTTCTTCACCTCTAAGAACAACTGCAACTCCAGGTCTATCCTCTGGCTCCTGGAACATTTGCGCCAGAAGCGCAACCAAGTACGTGAAGTGTTCGTCGTTCCCAGAACAGATTACCTCTCTCATAAAATCTAAGAAAGGTTGAACATTACCAGCAACCGGCTGGATATCATATCCTTCCCACAGATTATAGATCCAATCTGGGAGAGGTTCCTCTTGAGGCTTTACTATCTTGAATACCACTTTATTATAGAAGCGCCTCATTCGAGATAGAAACCAGAGTTTTCCGACATTCACACGCTTTTCTTTGCCCTTGTCATCTTCGACAAGGATTGTCATATTCGCGTGCTGAGACATAAAATCCGATTTCTTCATCCAGCTCTTTGAGCCATCTTCTTTTATGTGCAGTATTCTAGCCTGCTCACTCTCACTTACTAGAACATGAGCATAGAACGTATTCATATTACGCACTACCTCATCTTCTGCTACTCCCCAACCATTCTTCTGGAAGAAGATCTCTGGTTGCCGGGTAAACTTTATGAGTCTACCCATTTTCTCTATTTCTTTGTCCATTATACTATCCTCATTTTGTTGCGCCCAGAGGGCTTCTTTCCATGATGGGTCCTTGTATTCTGCTTATTCACAATGTCAAACAGCGCCTCGGCCGGGTCTCTCTCCCAATCGATGCCTCTATTATAACACATTTCCGAAACCACCACAAGGGCTTTCTTTTTTTGAGAAAATGAGTTCTGAATGCTATGAATATCAATCATTGATGAAAATTCATGAAAAGGGTTCCCGCCGGAAACCCTTCGCATTTTCGCGACAAAAGCAAGTTTCGACCTAGACAGCTAGACAGGCAGACACCATGCTTTGAGTATCATGGATCAATCATTGAATGATGGAATTAGACTGCCTTAACCACTCGATCTTTGAGTTCAAGTTCAGCAATCTTCTTTTCCAACTCAGGCAGTGGCATATCAGCAATATTCTCATCTTCTGACTTAGTGATGAGTGTAGTGCTGTCACCCCATTTACCAGGTCGCCCAGCTTTGAGATGCCTGAAGCGCACCTCAACTCTCAATTTGGCACGAGCAATCACATCAGCATCTTGCACTTTAATAGTTTTACCAGATTTAATAATTTCTTTCATATCACGTGCTGCATCATCAGCAATTGATATCACTTCTTCTTCAAATATAGTCAGTCTGTCAGCAATAGCCATATTATACAGCGCTTGGAAATCAGCTTCTGTCTTCAGCCATGCTGAACAGCGGCGCACAGTTGGCATGTGTGAGTCTTTACAAATGTTGATCAATAGCTCACCAGCACTGATCCTCTCACAAATCTCTGTCGCCAACTCTTCAGTGTAATCTATTTGATCCTTAATCTTCTGATTTTCTTTGTACAATTCACGATCAATAGCGTCTTGTTTAGCTTTACGTTGGCGCTCAATCTCAGCATCCAGCTTCTGCTGTTTCTTGAGGCGCTCATAATCTTCTTCCCACATCACCGTGGGACCAGGATCAATGTTATGGATTGGATCAGTCATTTCTGTTGCGCTCCAGTCTGCGGAGTTTCTCCATTAACAACTTGCGCCTTCTATGATGTATCAAAGCCAAGTAATGTTCCACATTTTGGATATGTTTACTATCAGCCAATACTTCCTTAATAGATCTAACCAATTTGGTCTTAAACTGATTTAACTTGCGTTCTTCATCTATTGATTGCGGTTGTTCTATTACTTGAGTCTCAGTACGTCCTTGAATCCAAGCATTTCGCCATATTCTTTGAGCTCGCTCACGGGCCGTTTCAGTTGGAGCTTCGAACATATCACAATTATACTATGAAAATACGGCGAAATTAAGGCTGAATTTCAACAAAAGAAAAAAGTAGTTTACACGGGTTTGCGTTTGTGCTATAGTTCGCCTCCCAGGTAGCAGGAGGTGAGAATGGATACCGCAATCGAAGAACTACTCAAGAAGCGAGTATTCAAATGTAAACAATGCGAAACTGAATATATTAGATTCAGTTCCAAACAGATGTTTTGTTCAGATGCTTGCAGATATAAATGGCATAATCAGCGTCCAAAATCAAAAATGAAAGACTTGTTTGCAGCATGATGGGAGGTATCAATGTTCATATATATTCCAGATGAAGAAAAAGATAAATGGTACAATATTAATCATATAGCCATGATTGATACATATATTGAACATCCATCTGAAAATAAAATTATCAGAGTAAACTTTACTGAAGCATCAGGTCTTCAACCAATACATATATCAGAAACTAAATTTAGAGAGATAATGAACATAAGCAATAATTGAGGGTGGGCGCGCCATGTCTGATGAAGAAGATCTCAAAGCACGTGAGAATATTACACGTTTGGACGAAACTCCTGAGTTCCAGAAAAATCAAACAAATCAAACAAGACCAGAATATAAGAGAACTGGCGATCCCAAGAAGGATGCCATATTAGAATTAAATCAAGATCATTTTACCACATATTTAAATGGGCGCTTCAAAGTAGTCAGAGAGAATCCAGATGGCACATTAGAAATAATGGATAAAAAAGATTTAGTTGCTGGTTATTCAGATAGACGCATTATGATAGTGCCAGCAGAGGGTGGTGATCCAAAATATGTTCAAATTACAGAGGTATGGTTTGCCAGCCCTGAGCGGCGCCACTTTAAATACGGATTTGATTTTGATCCATCATATTTGGGTAATAGAAATGATAAATACAATTTATTCAAAGGATATAAAATCAAAGCAATTGCTGGAGATTGTTCACAATTTATAGATTTGATGAGAAATATTATTTGTTCTGGAAATGAAACTAATTTTGATTATCTAGTAGCGCTCATTGCACAAATGTTCCAAGAACCACAATTAAAACCAGGTATAGCTGTGGTAATACGTGGAGATGAGGGCGTAGGCAAATCATTCTTTGTTGAGCGTCTATCTGAAATGATGCGCCCATATTGTTTTAAAACATCAAATCCACAATACATATTTGGCGATCACAATGGCCAATTAAAGAACACAATCATACTTCATTTAGAGGAAGCGGTTTGGGCTGGAAGCAAGAAAGATGAATCATTACTAAAAGATATCATAACTGGCCCAACGTTACCTATCAATGACAAATATGTGCCAGTATATAGCGTACCAAATCATCTTCACCTGTTCATAACTGGAAATCCAGAATGGCTCGTCAGCGCTGGATTCAAAGCCAGACGTATATTCGCACTCCATGCATCAGAAGATAAGAGACGTGATACCAAATACTTTGCTGAGCTCGACACATGGTTCCACAACGGTGGCGCTGAGGCGCTCATGTATTATTTTATGAATCACAAATACGATGTTGATCTCAGAATAGCGCCAGTTACAGAAGAATTGATATTCCAAAAACAACAGAGTATGAGTGGCGTACAAGAATGGCTATATTCTATTGTCAACTCAAAAGAAATGCCTTATGGTGAATTAATAGATGGGAAAGTGTCAGTAATTAAAGCGTTGTTGTTAAATGATTATAATCACTCTCCATCTGGGCAGCGCCACAAACTAAGTGATCGCAAATTTGGTAATCAATTGGTAGATTTGGTACCCTCAATGGTGGTGGAGAATATCAAAATCAAAGATAGTCGTGATGTAAGGAGAAATGGATATATAGTACCGCCACTGGTAGATATCAGAAGGTCATTGGAAACAAAACTGGGTGGTAATGTTTTATGGTCAACAGAGGATGGTG